TTATGTTTCGTGTTGCATTTCGTGTTGCATAGACTCAAAATAGTCGATTGCAATCTTATTCATTTTATCTTCCATGTCCGGAAGAGTGTGACGGTAGACTTCTTTCAGTACCGAATCATTTCCCCATCCACCAGATTGCATGATATATGCATCTGGTATACCAAGTGCATGCTGGACAGAAGCGTTGTAATGCCTTAAGTCATGGAAACGAAAGTGCGGTATCTCTAATTTCTTAAGCAGATTTCCAAACAATGTTGTTAATGTATTCGGATTCATGTCTACAGTGTCGGTTGGTAGTTTCAAGAACTTTTCGATTACGAACGATGGGTAGTTCACATATCTGTCACCAGCATAAGACTTAGGTGCTTTTACAATCCATTCCCCCTCGTCATTCATAACCATTGTTTTTGTAACGTGGATTGTGTGATTCTTAATGTTAGACTTCTGCAATGCACAGATTTCACCTCTTCGCATAGCTCCAAACGCTGCGAGAAGAATCGGCACTTCCATGATAGTTCCTTCTGATGCACGAACAATCTTTTTGATGTCCTCTTCTGTAGGAATGTAAATATTGCTCCTAAGTTTCTTCGGAAGAGTGATATTGATTACGATTCCAGGACGAAATCTTTTCATTACCGCACTGATCAGACCGTTCATGTCACGAACAGACTTAGGTGACAGCTCTGTAGATGCATTATTAATCACTTTTTGAATTACGCTTTGGGTGAGTTCTTTCAGCTGATACTCCTTAAGCGGTACCATGCAATTGTGTTGCATGCTCTTGTACTTCCTGATACTGGACGGAGAGAGGACAGCGGACCGTTCCTGTATATACTTTTCCAGTGCATCACCGAAAGTCATTTGCACTTCTTCATCTTTCTTGATTTCTTTGTTATCTGCCCATTCAGCAGCCATTGCTTCAACTTTTCTTTTTCCTCTTGCCGATGGATCATCACAAGTGAAAGACTTATAGATTCTTTTCTGCTTCTGCTTTTTTGTTTTCGGATCAATAACTGGTTTTCCATCCTTATCCACCACATTTTCATAGTGTGAGAATACCAGACATCTCCATGATCCGGAAGGTAACTTCTTAGCTGTTGCCATATAATCATCTCCTTTTTATAAAAAATGGTATAAAAATAACAGCCTAGCAACAGAACAAGAGTTCTGATTGATTGACTGCTCCGAAGATGATACAATATTCATTGGATTTTGGAGTATCTCTTCGGAGTTACTAAAAGAAGCACATTGGCGTGTGTTTCTTTTAGTTGACCGTTCCTGTTGGCGCAGGAGCGGTTTCTTTTTTGGTATTAATTAAAAGAAAGTCTGCGAACTTCATTTGCAGTATTGGTATTACATTTGATTTCCTTTTGAACTCTCGTTCCTGTTTCTGTAGATTCGAATACTAAAAATGCAACGGTATCTAATTCCTGCTGTTTTGTCGTAGTAGTTGTGTTGACTTTTGTTTTCTTTCCGAGGGATGCGCCGACGACGGCACCGACAGGTCCAGCAACTGCAGCACCAATTAGTGCGCTGCCAGCACGACCGTGAGTTTTATTATTTCCGGTTGTTTTGCTGATTAAATTGTATTGAGGACCGTCCCAAATAAAATCAACCAGTTTAAAGTGTCCAGCGCCTTCCTGAAAAGAATTTCCGAAATAATATAAACCATTTCCATCTTTACGGAATTTTAAACCACCTATATTGTATTGTGTTTCAGCTTTTCTTAAGGCTTTGATGCGATCGCGCTCAGCCTTTTCGGCTTGTCGCTTCTCCCAGTCAGCTAAATGTTCTTCTGGAGTCTTTTTGGCAGTGGCTTCAAAGAAGCTGCGGTCGTCTTCAGTCAATGTAGAAATTTCATTATTTTCTATTTTTTGCCTTAAGTCAGCATATCTAGAAGCGTTATCCCAGCTTCCTTTTAATTTGTCTAAAAAACCCATGTTTTTTATCCCTCTCTTTCTTTTGCGAGACCTGTTCCTTACGAGCCACCACTGCTCGTATATATAATCCCTTGTGAGGTTATATCAAATTATTTCAACTACTACCAGATTCGGAATGAAGTATATAATATAGTTATCAACGGTAGTATATACTCCATACTTATCACGGTAGCAGCTGATACATTCTTCTAGATATTCTTCTGTAACATCTAGAAAGTCTGCAATTTCATATTTATTTTGACATCCAGCATTGAATGCGTGGATGATTCCCATAAGTCCGATCAGGCGGTTGTAGCCGTGCAACCGGGCTTGACGTTCCTGTTTCCGGTTCTCCAGTTTGGACTGATCTCGAATATCACCTGTGGAAGTATAGTAGTGTCCAAGTTCTTCAGCAAGAACATTGGCTTTCTGTCGTGATGTCTTAATATCATGCCGGATAGCAATTTTGTTTCCTTTTATTCTTCCATCTCCGCTTTGAAGTGGCTTTTCCTTTACCACTAATCCAATATTGCGAGCTTCGTCTAAAAGTATTTCATAAGAATTCACTTACAACACCTCCATCATAATTGTACTAAGCAATTTGTCCTATAAAAGTGGACTATGGAGATTAGAAGTTTTCGTCATCCATGATGTCATCATCATGTTGCCTCATCTCATCCGTTACTTCTATATCGGTACGTTCATGAGCTGCCTGGACGGCCAACTCTTCTTCCATTTGCTGGTTCATGAGCAAATTTTTTGAATAGGTGAAGACTCTTTTCTGATTTGGAGAAGAGAGCTTTTCATATATATCAAGAAGTTCTTTATGTTCTCCGTGAAATTTAGATACATTATTTTTGAATTTATCATAGATTTCTTTCGGAGCTTCTTTCCCGGAAAAATTTGTGTCTATCTGCTCCCAACCCATTAAATCACTAGGGGATGTCTGTAGCACATCAGCAAAAGCAAGTATTTTTGACTGAGGCAAGTCTACTACCCCTTTTTCTATTTTTGCAATCATACTTTTATCAGCATAACCCAGCTTAGTTGCTAAATCAGTCTGCGTTAATTGCAATTCTAATCGTCTCTTTTTTATGTTTTTATATAATTGAAGCATTTTGCGTACCTCCTTGATTTCAATATATCACAAGATTGAAAAATATTCAACATTTTTGTAAAAATGGTTGACACATATTCAACTCCGTGATATATTGATGATGTTGAATAAAGTTCAACCAGAAAGGAGGGGAGTTGCCTTGGCAGACATCAAACTTTTAAAAGAAAGAATTGCTGATAGCGGAATGACAGTCAAAGCCATTTGTGAAAAAAGCGGTATTCTTAGAGAAACATTCTACAATCGTTTAAAAGGTGGAGAGTTTACAGCTTCTGAAATCGTTGGATTAACAAAGACGCTAAAACTTTCAAGGTCAGATAGAGACAGAATTTTTTTAAACGAAAAGTTGAATTAAATGACACTTTAGAGAGGAATCACAGAAATGAACAACTTACAGATTACAGAGTACAAAAGCATTAGAGTGCTCACAACACAGCAGATCGCTGAAGCGTATGGCTCTGACACAAGAGTTATTTCAAACAACTTCAATAGAAATAAGGAAAGATATATTGAAGGAAAACATTACATCTGCTTGGAAGATGGTGAAAAGAGAGAGTTTGTTGACCATCATCAAATTGATGACGGTTCAAAGAAAGCATCGAAGCTTTATCTTTGGACGGAAAAAGGAGCTTTCCTTCATGCGAAGTCACTTAACACTGACACAGCATGGGAAGTCTACGACAGACTGGTTGACAACTATTTTGAGAAACCAAAAGTAGTTCCAATGACAACCGACCAGAAGATTCAGTTACTTGAACAGGGTAATGTGGAACTAACAGAGAAAGTAAATTCCATTGACAAGGATTTACAGGAGTTCAAACAGGACATGCCGTTACTTGCCTTGGAGTGTCAGAGAATCACATGGGCAAAGAATAACAAGATTGTTCCACTGATGGGCGGAAAGAGTAGTCCAGCGTATCGGAACAGGAGCTTGCGAACCAAAGTTTACAAAGACCTTGATAAACAGCTCAAAAGAGAATTCGGCGTTGACACATACAAGGCAATCAAGAGAAATCAGTGCAACCTGGCAGTAAAGATTATCGAAGCGTACAAGCTCCCAATGTTTTTGAAAGAAGAGATTGACGCTGAAAATGCGCAGATGAGTTTTGAAGTGTAGGAGGGAATCAAGATGAAAACTATTATAAATCGAGAATACGCAGGAGAAAAAGAAGCTTTTGCTCCGCTTATTGGATTCAAGGTAGTAAGTGTGGAAGATGGACCCACTAATGGTGATTTTGGAGACATAACTGTTCTTACATTGGTAAATGAACATCATGTAGCTATTGATGTAACTATTTCGGATGAAGCTATTTGGATCAGTGAGCCACACGCAGTTAAGGATGATTTAAGTGCTATCAGTGATGAGGACGCAAAAGTGTAAGAAATGTGGTTGGGTTCCAGCGATTGAGTAGGTGGCGTGAGGGGTACTGATGAAGAGAGGTGAAAGCAATGAAGAAAAAGATTATCAATAAGAGAGTCAATGGAGATTCTGAAGAGCTGCACGCATTGAAAGGCTTTAAGGTCTTAGCTGTTGGCAACGGAACAATTGGAGAAGAGTGTGCGTTGAGTATCATGCTGATGAATGAGAACAACGTTGCTGTTGATTTAAGCATTACAGATGACGGAGCGTATCTCAGCGAGTTTTACGCACTGACAGAGGACATGATCCCACGCACTTATGATGATTAGAGAGGTGAGAAGAGATGCCAAAATTAAAAATATCTGACAGGGAAAGGCAGAACAGAACACTTATTGCAATCATACAATCAGGCAAGACGATGGAAGACATCAACATGGGAAAACTTTCCAAGCTGACAGGAATCCCGATGAGTACTCTCTACCAGAGATTTGGTATGCCGGAAGATATTCGGCTTGGAGAACTGAGGGAGATCTTGAGGGTACTTAAAATTTCTGAATCAGAAAAAGAACGAATAGGAAGAGAAGTGATTTGAGCGTGGAAGATTGCTGCTACTGCAGATACAGAAATAGCTGCATGGAACGCAGCCGCTGTTATCCATGTACATCCTATAGGAAAGAAGGTGGAAAAAATGAATCAGATCGATATGATCGACATCCAAAGAAGAACAATCCAGATCATTGATATCAAGAGAAAGCCAAGAAGAATTGAACATGATGATAGAGAAGAAAAAAAGTCTGCTGTTATGACAGTAGTTGCGATGGCATTGGTAATCTTCTTAAGTATCGCAACATGGGTTATCTTCGGATATTAAAAAAGAGTGCCATGATAAAGGCGGCAACCTTCAGGCACTCGGCTATAAAACCAACTTAATAATAACATTTCAGAGAGGAGAAAGCAATGGAAGAAAGAACATTAGAGGTAAGTGTAGATAAATTTATAGAGCTGTGCAAGATAGATGCACGCATGGAAACACTTAAAGCTTACATTGAGAAAGCTGAGAAGAAGGGTGGATTCGTTGAACTTGATACTGTGAAACTCATCATTGGGGTGACGAAACATGAGAGTTTATAGAGGCATCGGACCGGAAGAGGGAACAATCGTAACAGAAGAGGAAGCGTTTGATTACGCATTGGAAAGATGTTTGAAAGGAACAGAAGAAGACCAGAGAGAGTTCAAGAAAGAACTTGTAGAGTGGTTCTTCTCCGGGAACTGGATAGACGAAGAAGGGAGTGGATTGTAATGCCACTTGCAAGCTACGAAGAACTTAGAAAAGTAGATATCAAGAAGTACTGCAAGAAAAGAGATGGACTCGATTATCTTAACTGGGCAACATGCATCAACCTTTTGAGAATGCATGGAGCAGACAAGGTTTACTGGGAACCAGTACCGGATCCAGTAACCGGTAGCAGCCTTAGAAAGACAGATGTAGAGTTCTCTGATAAGAACGGAAATAAAAACAGATGTTACGAGACACTGATTAAGGTTGTTATTGATGAGAACACGTACTTCATGCAGACACCTGTCATGAACGGAAGTAATCCGGTAAAGGATAATTCAATGACACAGCAGAGAGTATGGAACAGCATGTGCAGAGCATTTGTAAAGTGTGTAGCTATCCATACTGGACTAGGATTTGATCTGTGGCTGAAAGAAGAGAACCACAACGAACCATTCATTCCGGAAACATTAAAGAAACGTGCATCCGCTGCAAAAATCAAAACAATCAAGCAAATATGTACAAGTCATGGTGTCGATGGCGATGCCTGGGTTGCTGGCAATGGAAAGACTTGGGAAGAACTAACAGAGGAAGAAGCAGCCATGATGCTCAATGCATTGAAACAGAAGTATGGTGATGAGTAATGCGTTTCACTGGAAAACTCAAAGAACCAATTATCGACTTCGTAACGCATCGTCTGACCATTCTATTTGAGCCAAATGAGGACTTTCTCGAAACCTATGAGGAATTGAAAGGCAAAGAGGTTTTAAGCCTTGAAATCAAGCCATACAGGAAGAAAAGAAGCCTTGATGCGAATGGTTACTACTGGGTACTACTCACCAAGCTTGCAAAGGTAATGAACACATCGAATGCAGAGATGCATAACTTGATGCTGATTCACTACGGAGAGCCGGAGATCATTGAAGGAAAGCCGATATACATGACAGTACCGGATACGGAAGATGCGGAAAAGAAAGTGATGCAAGCAACAGAATATCATCTGATGCCAACATCACAAGTAAGGCAAGGTGTAGACGGTGTAATGTACAGGACTTACAAGCTTTTGAGAGGATCGAGCACTTACAACACAGAAGAGATGGCAAGGCTCATTGATGGACTTATCACAAGCTGCAAAGAAGCTGGAATGACGGATGCTGCGATTGCAACACCGGATGAAAAGAGATTGCTGAAAGAAAGGTATGGTGTGGATATTGGCTAAACGATTGAAGAGCGTATTCACAGAAGATATGAACCATTGCTACTTTACTGGTTATCCATATCCACATATTCACCATATCTTCTATGGAAGCAGACGAAAACTATCAGAGAGATACGGATTTGTGATTCCCCTTGCACCGTATCTCCATGAATTTCAAAAGGGGAGTGTACATGACAATCCGAATCACGGTTTGGACTTGGAGCTTAAACAGATGGCTCAACGATATTTCGAAGAGCATATAGGCAGCAGAGAAGAGTTCAGAGAGGTATTCGGAAAGTCTTGGCTATAACTGGTATTAACCTAGCGGATAAGGTTGATATATAAACTCCTAATGGCTGACTGAAACAGTATGTCACAATCCTTAATCAGAGCCATGATGATTCGTCTCCTCGGCTTGTCCGGGGAGAGAAAGGAGAACAATGCAGACTTACGATATTGACATATTAGATTACATCAGAACCGGACATGACAGAGCAATCACGAGAGCTGAATTGTCTGATCTGACCGGTATAGACGATAGAACGATAAGAGACATGATCCATTATGCAAGACGAGATATTCCGATTCTCAATATGCAAGATGGCAGAGGGTACTTCGTTCCAGACATGAACATCTCAGAAGAGAGAATGATGCTGATGAAGTACATCAGACAAGAAGAAAGCCGGCTGAAGAGTATCGGCTGGGCACTAAAAACAGCAAGGCGAACAGCCAAGAATTGCAACATGGAGGTAGACACAGATGAATTCAAACCGAAAAGGGAAAGAGGGAGAAAGAGAGTTAGCAAATCTGCTTAAAGACAGATACGGATATGATTGCCGGAGAGGGCAGCAGTTCTGTGGATCCAATGGAGATGCAGATGTAGTCGGTCTTCCTGGCATCCATATTGAGTGCAAGAGGGTAGAGAAGCTTAACATCTATGAAGCTGTGGAACAGTCCATAAACGATGCGAGAGAGGGCGAAATGCCTACGGTAATGCATCGGAAGAATCACAAGGATTGGCTGGTCACAATGACAATGGAAGATTGGATGAAATTATATGAAAGGCGATTACATAAAGATTAATCGGTCACTTCTCGAGTGGGGGTGGTACAAAGACAAAAACACTTCCAGATTGTTCATACACATGCTTTTAAAAGCGAACTGGAAGGACGGATTTTTCTTAGGAATTGAGATAAAAAGGGGGTCATTCGTATCTTCTTTAGCCAAATTATCTGAAGAAACTAACCTTTCAGTTAGAGAGATAAGAACAGCAATAAAACACCTAGAATCGACAGGCGAAGTGACAAGCAAAAAATATAACAAATTCAGCGTATTTACGGTAAATAATTACTGCTCGTATCAATCGAGTGACACGCAAAGTGACAAGCAACCGACAAGCAACCGACAAGCAAGTGACAAGCAAGTGACAACAATAGAAGAAGGGAAGAAAGGAAGAAAGAAAGAATATATAGATACTAACGTATCTATAAAGCAGCATAGCATTCAATCCATCATCGATGCTTGGAATCAACTAGAGCCTTACGGAATCAAAATGATTTACCGTATCAATCCTGGTTCTAAGAGATATACTTCACTGATTGCCTTGCTTGAGCAATTCGGAGAAGAAAAAGTGATACAAGCTGTTGATAAGGTCAAACAGAGTGATTTCCTTCAGGGAAAGACAGATGCGAGATTCTCACTGAACTTCGATTGGTTCATCAATCCGAATAATTTTGTGAAGGTGCTTGAAGGAAAGTATGATGAACGGCACGATAAGAAACCAGCAACGAAGAACAATAACAACTTTGAGAGAAGACATTACGACATGGATGATCTGGAAAGTAAGTTGCTAGGAAGGTGATTAAGAATGGCAGAAGCAAACAAAGGCTGGGCGGTATGCTCAGTCTGTGGAAAAGAATTTGAGATAGTCGGCAACCGAAAGAAGTGTTGTAGCAAGGCTTGCGGAGAAGAAAGAAGCCGAAGACAGTGTTGTGAGAGAGGAAAGGCAAGATACAGAGCCTTGAGTCCTGAACAGAAAAAGGAACTGGCAATGAAACGAAAGCAAGCCAAACCGAAGAAAGTAAAAGGCGCAATGAAACCGAAGTTTCAAAACGAGCTAGCAAGAGCTGCAGCGGAAGCAAGAAAACATGGAATGAGCTATGGCAAATACGTAGCGAATTGTGAAGGGAGAAGATATGGCTAAGACGATTGATGCAGAAGAATTTCTTTCCTGGCTGAACGAATCAGAGGAAGAATTGAAGAACACGATGGCAGATGAACTGAATCCGGACAGAAAGGACGAAGGGATCCTACTCACAACAGAGACCGTCAGAAAGTATGTCGAGAGCATGTGCAAGATTGACAATGCTGACAGTAAGCGTGGATGGATACCAGTGACAGAAAGACTTCCGGAAGATGAAAGAGATGTACTACTCACACTTGAGTCAACGAACGGTAACGGATACAGAGAGTACAGTGTAGGATGCTACATCCAAGTATTTGACGAGGACACAGAAAAGCACTGGCTTGACAGACAATATGGATATCTAGAGTGGGATAAATACTCAAACGGACACGGTGGATGCTCACTGTACAGAGTGGCAGCATGGATGCCGATTCCGAATCTGTACAAGGGATAAAGACCATGAACAGACAAGAAAAAGAGGATCAGGCGCAGATTGAGTACCTGAGACGATGGAAAGAGAAGAAACAGAAGAGAAAGAATCTGTTAGAAAAACTGAGAAAGAGAGGCACGAAATGAAATACAAAGTTGGAGACAAGGTAAAAGTTAGAAGTGACTTAAAAACATCGGTGTTGTATGGCAGTTTATACGCAGTTGCTGAAATGATAAAGAAAAAGATTGTAACGATTACATACGTGTATGATGGTTGCTACAAAGTTGTAGAAGATGACTATGCGTGGACAGATGAAATGCTTGAGGGATTAGCAGAGGACGAACTGACAGCGGAAGAAGCAATTATACTTAGAGGCGAAATGTGTGAGGGAAGGAGTTGCAGTCGTTGCAAGCTGAGTGCCTATAACAATGGCACGGGTATTACCTGTAATGAATTAGCGGTAAAACATCCTGAACGATATATCGAAGTCCTCAAACAGTACAAGAAAGACCATGAAAAGAAAGAAATTGAAGTTGTGAAGAAAACCTGTTGCCTTGTAATAGACGAAAAAAGAACGGTTGTTCACGAAGAGGAAATTGACAATCATGATTCTTGCGAAGAAGTGCTGAAAAGATATTGCGAAGAGCATGACGGAAAGTTTTTTGCAATATGCGAAAGCAGATATGCAGTAAAGGAGTAAGTCATGAATATTGGAGACAAGATAGATTACATGATTCAGTGTTTGAAAGTCGCAAAAGCTGAGTACGATTACACAGCTGATTACATAGCAAAGAAACCAACTGAACAGTTAGAACTGTGGAATTTTCTTGATACACACAGAAGTCCAAACAAAGCATTAATTAAAGACAACTTAAAGAATGTGGCAAGAATGGGATTCCAGCTTGCAAATGAGGTGAAGTGATGGATGGACTAATTGTAAAAAAGAGATGGTTAAATCTTATCCTTAGTGGGAAGAAAACTATTGAAATAAGAGGTAGTAATACCAAGAAAATAGGACAGCCGATCTATTTACTGGAAAGTGGGACAAACCTTGTAAAAGGCACATGTATTATAGACTCTACATATCCAATATCCTGTTCTGATTGGTCTGAGGAAAGAGAAAAACACTGTGTTGACATATCTTATTCAGAGTTGAAGAAAAGGTATAAAAGACCTCATGCGTGGGTACTTAGAAATGTGAAACTGACGGAAGAAGAATGGAAGTACGAACATCCAAAGGGTGCGATTATATGGGTAAAAGATGTAATGCCGGCATATGAACTGCAAACTGGATATATAGACGTAATTTTTAGAAACAATATGTAATTTACAGAAAGGAGTACGGAGCTCCGGCCGGGCAAAGATATATCGGCTCCTTTCGAGAAGATGGAACAAAGAAAAAAGAAACTTAAGTGTGAGATTTATAGAGATTCAATGCAGAATTACAAGAAATATGCAATCCCACCAGCGCAGCTGATTATAGCTGATGTGCCATACAATGTCGGAAGCAACTTCTACGGAAGTAATCCAATGTGGTACGTAGGTGGGGATAACAAAAACGGTGAAAGTAAACTTGCAAAGAAAGCAGCGTTCAATTCAGATTTCAATTTCAATCTATATGAGTATTTCCATTTTTGCTCAAAGATGTTGAAGAAAGAACCTAAGAAAGCCGGCAAGCGTGGCAGAAGTTCTGATGCTCCGTGCATGATTGTATTTTGCAGTTTTGAACAGTTAAGCACACTGATCAACGCAGCTAAGAAACATGGCTTTGTGAATTACATACCGCTTGTATTTGTGAAAAATTACAGCCCACAGGTATTGAAAGCAAATATGCGTGTTGTAGGCGCCACGGAATACGCTTTGGTATTATACCGAGACAAACTTCCAAAATTTAGAAATGGCGCACAGTTTGATGAAAATGGAAAAACGATTCGAGGTACAGGACATATGGTATTTAACTGGTTCAAGTGGGAAAAGGATGGAAAAGATATTCCGAAAATTCATCCGGCTCAAAAGCCAGTGAGATTGTTAGAACAATTGATTCAGACATTTACTGATCCTGGAGATGTAGTTATTGATCCATGTTGCGGTTCTGGAAGCACGTTGAGAGCAGCTAGAAACCTGGGTAGAAGCGCATTCGGTTTTGAAATTGACCGAAATTTCTATGAAAGAGCTAAGAATGAAATGCTGAAAGTTGAAAAAGAGTCGCAGATGAGCCTTGAAGACTTCCCGGAGGTAATGCCGAAATGAAAGATTTGCGTAGGTGGTAAGAAATGAATATTGAATTAAAAGAGATAGACAAAGACACATTGAAAGTTGGAGATTGGGTCGGGATTGCAAGAGAAGTAAGCTACGGATGGGGTTTATCATTCCGGCATAGACTGATTTTTCCGGCACAAATTACAAGAATCACTCCAAAGCGAACCAAATTCTTTACGGATAAGTTTGGAGAACATGACAAAAGAGAAGTATTTTATGAGTGTGATAGTGAAGCTGAGAAAGAAACTTTTCTTGCTAAGGCATTTTGTGCTATTAAAAACGGAATATTTGAGTTAACCGAATTGAAAAGAAATAATTACATCGCAAGAATCAGCGATGAAGATTTGCCGGAAGTAGCTGAACACATGGAAGCAATTATGGAAATTATAGAGAAATACAAGGAGTAGCAATGTTTGAAGAATTATATAAATTCATATCCAGATTGCATTACGGGATAAAGTTCATGCCGGAAAAGGATTTTGACGAGCTTTTATCTCGGTGCGACTGGGAGCAAAGGATGTATGCATTGTGCTTTAGATATTTGTAAACGTGGAGAAAAATCATGAAAGCACCTTGACAATTGAATATTGATGGTTGGAATGGTATAATGATACAAAAAATGAAAAGGAATATATCTATATGCAGACAATAATCGAAAAAATAAAAGAGGTTTGTAAAAAACATCCTATTATAATTGTTCTGATAATAGCTATTGTGCTTTTAGTTGGTGCTCCTTTAATTATTCAAGCAATATACCATACGCCAGCACCGTGCGAATTATTAGAAGAAAAAATACCACCAGGGAGCTTGCTGACGTACATAGGATCTGTATTAACGTTCGGTGCAACATTTATGTTAAGCTTGTTAGTGTATCGTTCAAACAAAGAACAATATGAAAGAGCGAGCATTTCTGAGAATAAAGCAATGCTTGTCATTGATAATGATAGCGGTATGAAAACAGATGTGTTAAAATCTAGTAAAAAGGATAAATATGATATTTTTATTAACGTGAAGTTGAAAATATTGTCAAAGGCAATGATTTCCAGAATTCATGTAACGCATTTTTCAGCAAGTGATTTTGATCAACCAAGAGATGATGAACGTCAGTTTTATGCAGACTGTGGTAAAGGAAAAAATGTTACGTTTCAGTATAAGTCAAAGGATACATTAATGATAACATTTTGCTCAACAGACGAAAAACTTCGAAATATTTTATGTACATCAAAAAAACTATCTATTGGTTTTGATATAGTAATAACGTGCGAAGATGTGAAAACGATATTGACTATGAATATGAATTGCACTACATGTGAAATTATCGGAGAACAGACAATTATAGGAAAAATATTCGACATAGAAAATGCAAATTCTGCTTTTTTGGATGCGTACATAGCTTAAGAAGCTTACCAACCATCAATATTCGGTGGTTGGTATTTTTTTACGCTTTTTTAAGGAGAAAGGAACGAATTATGAAATTAACAGGAATAGCAAGAGAAGATTTAGAAGCGAAAGGTTTGGTGTTACCAAATAAACTTGAACTTGAATGCAGAGGAACAGCAATTCCGGACATTTATGCGAGTATAATCGGCAGAAAGAATGTTGATACCGGAGAATTCGAATCATTCTTTAAGATAGACAATAAAAATGGCAACACAGCGGAATTTGACAGATTCCGGGAGAACGTCACATTGTTAGAAAAAGAGCATACCGTCTTTAGTCGAGAAACGATAGAAGATAAGAATGTGATTGACTATTATGTTCCGTATGATATCCAGGAGAGCAGCAAGAATAGACCGACAGTGACGGACGAATTCCCGGAAAACGCTTATCTGACAGAAGGATATTACGAGTGCGAATATGAGCTACTTCTGACTTGCGGAGAGGCAACCAGAAGGCTTGTAATTCCGAAGAGAACAGTCAATGTTCCGATGATTTCATTACTGTCAAACATCGAAGATGAAATCACAGATATTCTCGATGGATTTCCAGACGAGGACAATGATTTCGCCGATGTTTTGGAGTTAGTAGACGAGCATTATGAAATTAAGATGTTTGATGACTGTGGAATTCCGGCAAATATTGAAATCAACCACGCAGATGATTTCGTGAATATGATTGTTTCAGCCAGACAGATCAAGTGTGAATTCAAGTATTCGGAGTGAAAAGATGGGATGTAAGAATTATTGCTGGTATGGAAAGAATGCTTGTTGTCTGGAATGTCAGATAAAAGACCAATGCAATATTCGGTGCGGTGACGAATATGCGGTAGAGTGCCCGTATTATGTGAAGGAGAATAAAGATGAAAATTGTAAAAGGTAAAGAACAGGAATATAAAGACTGGTATGAAAAAAACAGTGATCCATACGGTAGAGCGTGTTTTACATATGCTGAAAGATGGGCTGGAATGATGGAAGAGAAGATAAAAGCATCAGAAGATGATGAAATGAAAGTTATTGTTGATAATGCAAAGCAGCTGAGCTATGAAGCGGATACAGAGGGAATTACAGGATTTATGTACGGAGTAGCTGTCAGTATTCTTTCTCAATGTTGGGAATACGGAGAATGTCTAAGAAAATGGCACAACAAAGATTATGGATATGACGGTGACGGTGTTGTAAATCCGGCGGTCATAACTGTTGGTTGAAAAGGAAAGTAAAGATGAATGGTAAAGACTTTATAGGAGTGCTTGAAGAAGCCAGGCTAAAAATAGAGCTGTCAAATAAACGCATTTTGTTTATGCATCCGGAAGATATCGCAATACTTGATTTGGACAAGGTGAGCAGCAGCGTGTATCTTGTTGAAGAAAGAAGATTGGAACATGGGAAAGTAATAGCGATTACCGATGAAGAATTAAAAAAGATTGTATGGGATGCAATCAAAAACAATAAAGTGAAGTATCACAGAGGAAGAAGGAGATAAAGTGAGAAGAGAATCACTGATTCATAAAATCTTGAGGAAACTCGGTTTTATCAAGGACATTGAGGATGATAGGAAATTGAAAATGGAGATGTGCAAAAGAGCAATAAAGGCAAATGTATGTCCGGAGGATTGCGACATTTGTGCATGGGATACGAAAGGTGGAGTTAGTTATGAGAATCATTAGTCAGAGCGGATTACTGGATGTGCCTTATGAATTAATTGCAATTTCCCCGTATTCAGGAAATAGGGCAACAATCGTTGGATCGTTTCCGGGGAATGACCTCGGCAAAGGAGATAGAATTTATATTTTAGCTAAATATTCCACCGAAGAAAAAGCAATCAAAGCTATGGAAATGTGCAGAGAAAAGTATGCACAGTGTGAAATCAATAAGCATTTGATTCAGAAAGCAGCTGATAATTTAGAAGGTGTATCAATAACTTTTACCGGAGAAGTTAGAAATCAACTTGCAGACAAATATCTATTCCGGTTTCCGGCAGATGATGAGATTTAGAGAGCGAGGAAGAAATGAAAGAGCCAAGCGAAAAGAAAGCGATCATCAAAAAGATGATGAAAGAGGGAAAGACATATAAGCAGATTTCAGAAGAAACTGGACTTTCCTATAGCACTATTAGCATATACGCCGGTCAAATTAGAAGGAAAGAAAGAGAAGTACATAGCTTCAACGGAGACAGACATCTTTGCATGACGTGTAAATACAGAGCATCTGATGCAAGAAAAGGCTGCGACTATATTTTAATCACTGACCATGAACGTGGTTGTGATCCGTCGGAATGTACAAAGTATGAAAAAGGAGTGAGATATCGTGAGATTAAGACCAAAGGTAAAGGCAAGTGAGTTTGCAAGATTCGGATTCAAGCCTTGCCGAGGACTTCCGAAAAGCGCAGAGAGTTACTATCTCTGCGTGAAGAACGGACACAGAGTGATGTTTGTGGACAGTAAGCATTTTACTGAAACTGAGTGGCCGATCAAAGATGCAAGGATACACAAGAATCCAAACTGTAAATTCAGTGACAAGCGGACAGCAACCGAGATTGAGTGCGAATTGGTTGTGAATGGCTTGTTGGAAGAGGTGATGGAATGAAAGAGAGATTAACAACATACCACTGTGGAAAAGCAGTAATTAAAGACAAGAACAAACTGTCAGAAGCTATGGAGAAGTTAGCCGAGTTTGAGGAAAAAGAAAAATGTGGAGAATGGATTGACGCTATCGAACTTGCGAAAATTGCTATTGCGCTGCAAAGTCAGAAGTGGATTCCATGCAGCGAGAGGTTGCCGGAGAAACCAAAGGTCGATTCTTCCGATGGTTACATTGTGCAGAGTAGGCACGTTATACAGCCATTTTCCGCTTATTGGGATGGCAGATGGTGGACAAACGATGATGATTATGTAGTGGACGGAGTGATAGCATGGATGCCACTGCCTAAGAGGTACAAAGGAGAATGATATGAGCAGATTAATTGATGCAGATGAATTTCAAAAACAGATAGTAGGAATGGCAATCTTGAACAATTATCCACCGGACAAAGCTAATGCACTTTGCAAATTGGTAGATAGCCAGCCGACAGCGGTTGATGTGGATAGCGTTGTTAATGAGTTGAAGAGGGAAAAATTTATTGAAAGCGAAACGGTTTTGTCGGATATACATCAAGGATACAATGCCGGGTTAGACAGAGCCATTGAAATTGTCAAGAGAGGTGGAAGAGATGAAAAATAAAGAGCAGACAAATGCTTGTTGCGGTTGCTTCGGAGCTGCGAATGGTGATTGTGATGAGTGCGCTAAGGATTGGAGTGATAAACAGTGAAAAGAAGTACAGACACACGCTGGAGTCCTGCAGAGATCCAGCAGAACCAAAAAGAACATTATGCTGCTATGGCAGAGCATCCACCTGATCGGAAGGCAAGCGAGAAGTTTCACCGGCCGGCATACCAAGCAGGCAATCTGATCAAAGTACAAGGGCAGCAGTTGTGGCATGGAGATGTTACTGGATATATAGCCAGAAAATACAAGATAGGGAGTGATACCATTGGAGACAATGACGAAGGAAAGGCTGGAAGCATACCGGAATAATAAGACAGAGATATTATCCTTGGACTATATTCTTAATAACAGGTGGCAATCAGAAACCATGTTGGGAAATGATGTGATCTTAGATTACAGTAAGGGATATCCAATGCCGCAGAGCATAGTTGGTTTTGACCAAGAAAAATATGAGCGGTTACAAGAACGTGATTTAAAGAGAAAAGAACGTCTGGAAAAGGAATGTGAAGAGGTAGAGCATTATGTTGAAGGAATCAAAGATGCGCAGCTACACAACATCTTCAGGATGTATTATATTGATGGTGTCAATGCAGTGAATCAGACAGAGGTAGCGAAGATGATTCATCTTGAGAGAAGTACGATAAGTAAGAAAATCGACAGATATCTTCAACTTTCACACAAATCACACGAATCACATATATAATAATACTTGAGCCAAAGGCTGAATTCCTGCGGCTCGTCCTCTCTTTATATGAAACCCAAGAAGCACCTGCGCAGGAATGTGCGGGTGTTTTTCTATGTTGAAATAAAATTTACTCTATAAAATAAAGCATGAGGTTGGAAAGGCATCAGAATAATGTTATAATCTTCTCATATACTTATGAGGAGGACGAGTAAGGTGAAAAAATATATGAATGATGTAATTAGCTTTTGGAAAAAACATTGGGGCAGCTTAGTGGCATTTATAATTTTGGAAAGCATAATAGCATTATTTATTGCTAGTTTCGTGCTAGATAAATGTATAACATTGTCAGTAATGAATGAATGGGTGAGCTTGATTGTTGGTATGGTTGCCATGATAATGGGTGTTATTTCATTGTTTTTAAGTTTCTATAACGTTGAACAATCCAATGATGTACAACGTGAGACTGTTGAAATTATGACAAAAGTTAAAGAAGAAATTCAATTGAAATTGAATGAATTACAATTGGATATGAATAAACAGTTTTCAGATATTAAGCATTACAACTATAGCGGTAAGAGCAAAGAACTCGAAAGCGTAGAGAATAGATTAGATGCCAGAAAGTGGGAAAAAATAGATGAATGAATATTTGAATAAATTAAACGTGGGAATGTTTATATGTGATAAATGTGATGAAGAGGAAGGGTTAATTACAGATATAAGAGGAATCAAAGATACTCTATATTTGAACGAAAACAATAAATCTAGTTTTTTATTGCTATGTGACTTTAATTTTATTGAATATGAGATACCGAAAGAAGGAGGGATGATTTCCTTTAGATTTTTTGTAAGAACACTAGGTGGATCTCCATCGTATGAGATGCCATTATTAGTTAGTGAAATGGGGCTAAAGAAAGACAATGAAGGAGTAATGACTCATCGATTCCCAGTTTCAATAAATATTGAAGATTTTGAATTTCCTAGAACTGGAATGTATGCAATAGAAATATATAAAGTTTTAGGAAAAGTGGATACTGTAAAAGAAGAGAAAAATCATGATCTGTATAGAAAAACAGAGAATTTTGTCAGTGCAATATCGATAGATGTAAAGAAAGAATAAATATAAGTTTAGTTACAAAATAATAGGCATCCGGTCAGATGACGGGGTGCTTTTCTAATCCCTAAAACCACGGATCATTAGTTCAGTGGTAGAACATTCGCCTCATAAGCGAAATGTCGTAGGTTCGATTCCTACATGGTCCATGAAATAAACCAGAATTGAAGGTGGTGAAGTGGCGAATGAACAAAATTTAGTTCCATTTACAACAAATCAAAGCCGTGAGGAAGCCGTGAAAAACGGACGTAAGGGCGGGAAAGCAAGTGGAAGGGCAAGACGTAGGAAGGCAGACTTCCGGAAGACGTTGAACCTACTGCTTACTGCGGAAATAGATAATGAAGAATGGAAGCCGGTTTTAGAGTCGCTTGGTGTTGAGTGTACTCTGGAATCGGCTTTGCTTATGGCTCAAATCAAGGAGGCAATGCGGGGAAATACAAAGGCTGCATATTTTGTTGCCCAGTATGCTGGACAGAATGCACAGACTGCTGCGGATGATAAAGAACAGCAACGCAGGACAGAACGGATGGAGGCGGATACAGAAAAGATCCGTAGAAGCTCCGGAAACACTGATAACGAGGATGAAGGAGTGGAAATCATAAATGACGCACCGAAAGAGACAGATCAGAATCTCGGATATAGTAATTCCGAAATATCTTCCGATATTTAATAACCGAAGTATCAAGCATATCATCCTGACGTCTGGTCGTGCCGGGACGAAATCCAGCTATGCAGCCATCCGGTCAGATTATCAACTTGTATCAGATGCCAATGGCTCTGTGGTTGTGCTGCGTAAGCATCATAACAAGCTGCGGAAAACAGTTTACAAGGAGATGCTCCGAGGAATCAACCGTTTGGAGATTCCGAAAAGTAAGTTCCGGATTACAAAGTCTCCAATGGAGATTACTTATAAAAGACATGGAACGACCATGTATTTTGCTGGATCAGATGGAATTGATGATACGAAAGGTATTATAGATGAGGATAAGCCAATCAAGTTGGTTGTGCTGGATGAGCTGACAGAGTTCTTTGATGATGGTGAGGGAGAGGATGAGTTAAGTAATATCGAAGCTACTTTTGTTCGTGGGAATAAAGGTGGTTTCCAAATGATTTATCTGTATAACCCACCGAAGAATCCAAATGCACCGATCAACCAGTGGTGTAAGAAGATGGAAAAACGTCCTGACTGCGTACATATCCATACAGATTACAGAGATGTACCTGCTGCCTGGCTAGGCCCTGATCTGATTGCTTCTGCCAAGGCAATGGAGGTTGCTGATCCGAAAATGTACAGATGGGTTTGGCTTGGAGAATCAGTAGGAGTAGATGAACTGATTTATTATATGTTTGGAGAAAGGCACAGACAGAAGCCAGATCCGGATAGAAGATACGACAGAATCTACATTGGTGGTGACTATGGACAGCAGAATGCAACAACATTTCAGGCATTTGGTCTTGATACTTACAGAAAGAAGTTTCCAGGACTTGGAGAGTATTATCACAGTGGTCGAGAGACTGGAAAACAGAAAAGTCCGTCAGAATATGCGCAGGATTTGGTTGAGTTCATGAATGAGCTGCATGAACAGTATGAGAACCGGATTTTTTATATTTTTCTGGACCCATCTGCCAAAGGTCTGGCGGAAGAGGTGAAGAGAGCTACCAGGAACGGATTGGATTATCAGGTATTTCTGCGGGATGCGGAAAATGATGTGGCTCTGGGAATCAGCCGGGTACAGAAGGTACTGGTATTTGATATCTTGTCGATTTCTCCGAAGCAGGAATATGCGGTGCAGGAGTTTGGAACATACGAGTATGATAAAAAATCCATCGAAAAGGGAAAAGAAGTGCCAGTGAAAGAAAGTGATCACTGCATGGACGCAATCCGTTATGTGGTTATGGGAGCCTGGAGCAAGATCAAACATTGGCTGCCCTTAGATACAGTCGGAGATGACGTGAGTGTAGGCGATATCAGCAGCACGGAGGTGAGAGAAGAGGATGAATATCTTTAATTATTTCAGAAAGAAGGGAATCGATACGGTAGATGCTTCATTCTATCGTAAGATTGATGAGTGGATCAGCTGGTACAATTCCAATGTCCGGCAGTTTACATTTTACAAGGTATATACCGGACGCGGTACAAGTAAACGATGCCGCAGAAAGAGCATGGGAATGGCAAAGAAGCTGTCTGAAGACATTGCAGATCTGCTTCTGAACGAGAGAGTTATGATTACACTGGAAGACGAAGCAACACAGGAATTTGTGCAGAAGGTTCTAGATAATAATCATTTTCTGGTTATGGGAAATGATTACCAGGAACGGAAGGCGTATTCTGGAACAGTGGCGTATATTCCTTATCTGTATAATGCGGTTGTACAGGAAGACGGAACGATATCGGCAGGGGAGATTGGGATCAACTATGTGGATGCCAAGAACATTTATCCGGTCAGTTGGAATAATGGAGAGGTTACGGAGTGTATTTTTACGTTCGTGCATACAGTCCGCCAGAAGAAATACGTGCAGATCCAGTTCCATCGGATTGAAGAAAAGGGAATGTATGTGATTGAGAACAGCGTTCTGGAATGCACAAAAGGCAGTACGGAATGGCGAGAGCTGACAGAACAGGAATGGAAACAGCTGAAACCATTTACAAATCTGGCAGCCAGAACCGAGACCGGATCCACAGAACCACAGTTTGTTATTGACAGACTGAATATCACAAACAATGCAGCTGAGTGCAATCCAATGGGAATTGCGATTTTTGCAAACGCAATCGATACTCTGAAAAAGCTGGACATGGAATTTGATTCTTACTGCAACGAGTTTGATCTTGGAAGAAAAAGAATCTTTGTTGCTCCGGAAATGCTGACGAACGAAGATGGATCTCCAACCTTTGATCCAGATGACAGCGTGTTCTATTCGCTTCCGGAAGATTACGATAAGAACCAGGCTGGTCTGATCAAAGAAGTAGACATGAGTCTTCGGGTAGAGCAGCACAGCAAGGCAATCGAGGATGATCTGAATTATCTGTCTCTGAAATGTGGATTCGGTACAGAAAGATACCGGTTTGATGGGGCAGGAGCAAAGACTGCGACAGAGATCATTTCTGAGAACTCAGATATGTACCGGATGCTGAAAAAGCATGAGACGATTCTGGAAGATGTCCTGGAGCGGCTGATCAGAATCATTATCCGACTCGGGATTGTGACAGGGAACGCACTGGATATAAATACAGATATTGTGATTGCTTTTGACGATTCTATTATCGAGGATAAAGGCGCAGAGCGGCAGCAGGACCGTCAGGATGTCAGCATGGGAGTGATGCGGCATGAAGAATACCGTGCAAAATGGTACGGGGAGACCGTGGAGCAAGCAAGGCAAAATCTACCAGAGCAGAATCAGGTGATGGAATAATATGCGAGATGATTACAAGAATCAGATGGCCAGTAAGATTGCTGGAAGATATCAAGATTTAGAACTTCGGATTATGAAGGATATTGTTCGCCGGATCAAGAAGACTGGAAAGATTACAGGCACAGCAGACTGGCAGATTAACAGATTACTTATTTTGGGTTATTCTTCAGAAGACATTGAAAAGGAAATTAAGAAAACGCTCGATGCTTCTTATCCAGAAATGTTTGAGTTGTATGATAAGGTGATTGATTGGGAATATGTCAGGAATAAGGATATATATGAACAAATCAACGTAGAGCACATACCATTTGACCAGAACGAGCAACTTAAGCAGATCACAGATGCAATTATTGATCAAAGTTTTGCAGATTTGGAAAATATAACAAATTCGCTTGGTTTTTACTTAGATTATGGAGATGGTAAAAAGGTTATAACACCGCTGGCGCAGGTTTATACAAATTATCTTGATTCAGCATGTTTCGATATTGTAACCGGAGCATTCGATTACAACAGTGTGCTGCGTAGAGTTGTGACTCAGCTCACCAATAGCGGACTTCGACAGATCGATTACTCCTCTGGAAGAGCCAATCGGGTTGATGTAGCTGCAAGGAGAGCTGTTATGACGGCAGTCAGCCAGATTACCGGAAGGATATCAGAGTACAATGCAAAAAAGCTTGGAACAGAATATTTCGAAGTTGAATGGCATGCCGGAGCGCGTCCGACTCATTCCGTGTGGCAGGGAAGAGTTTGGAAGGAAGAACAGTTGTATTCGGTATGCGGTCTTGGAACAGTAACGGGTCTCTTGGGTGCTAACTGTTATCATACATATTATCCGTTCTTTCCTGGTATATCTGAGCGTAATTGGTCTGATGATTGGTTGGATGCAAAGAATGAGGAAGAGGCAGAACCTAAGATGTTTGCAGGCAAGAGATATACTCTATATGAAGCAAAGCAGAGACAGCGTCAGATGGAGACAGCAATGCGAGCACAGCGCGAAAAAGTACAGCTGCTGCAGCATGGGGGCGCAGATCCGCAGGAAGTAATGCTTATGAAAGCGAAATATCAAGGGCAGCTTAATGAATACGCTAAATTTTCTAAAAAGATGAAACTGGAACAGGAACGAGAGAGAATATATCTTGATATGCGCGGAAGAATAGCAACTAATTCGAAGCAACAGAACTCTATGTTTTCGCCAGAGATGATTCAAAATGCATCAAGTGATATTGCTCAGTATAAGAAATACAAGGAAATTCTGGGAGATTCTATCGGATCACTTGTAAAGTTTGGTCAGTTAAAATATAATGATAGTGAGGAATGGGAAAAGGTTCAAAGTAAATTTTTCACATATCTTGAGATTGGCAAGAAAGATTGGTCTCAAGAGTTCAAGATTAAATCCGAACAAGCATATGATAGATTCAGAGAGCAAGGAGAGGAATTATCAGTTCATGCTTTGAGCCGATTGCCAAGATTGAATAAGCCAGGATATGAAGTGATTCACGAAAAAGATGTTCTCGAGCTGGTAAAAACAAAGTCGAATTATTCTGAAGGAGAAGAAAAAATAATTTGGTTCAGTCCAAGCAAACAGCTTGTAGTTATAAAAAATAAAAACTCTGGTGATATAGTTAGTATTGTTCGGAGAAAAAACAAGAAGGAAGGATGGACAGATGCAGGTTTTTAGAAAATATATGAATTATATAAAGGATTTTCTTGAAAATACTCCAGAAGATATATATGAGTTTTCTATTATCCTTGAAGATGCGTTAGTTGATGAGTATGATGCAATGCATGCGGAACAGCCGAGAGCAACTGAAATATTGGCAGAAGAAACCCCGGACATTTGCGCATCAGCAGAACCGGGGATGAAACCAAAAGAAATTGAAGAATTCAAACGTAAATTGGAAATTGAATACAACAAAGCATTAAACGCAGTTGTGTAGCTACCACCAGTCAATATGGCCGGTGGTATTTTTGTACTCGTTTTCAGGAGGTGATCCAGTGATTGAAATAAGAATAGCTTCAAATAGTATCCACATGACGGGACATGCCTGCCGGAAAGGTGCAGACGGCATTGACAGGGTGTGTGCCGGAGTATCTGCACTTACCTGTAATCTGATCAATTCGCTCAGAGACCTGACGGGAGACCGGATCAGAGCCGATACTGGAAGTGGAATAACGAGGATCGAGTGGGAGCAGCTCTCAGATAAAGGGAAGCTCCTGATTGATTCGTGGGTTCTTGGGTTGACGGATATCAACCGGGAATATAATTGCATAACATTTTTGTAAGAGACATCCTTTGGGATGTTTTTCTTATGCCCAAAACGTGAAGGCGTGAAAAGCTCGAGAGCCTGTCGAGGCAAAACGGAGGTAAGTACGATGTACAAAAAAAGAATGATGTTACAGCTCTTTGAAGACGGCGCAGGAGCTGGCTCTGGTACACAGGGTGGAAATGCCGGGAATGGAGATGGTGGAAATGGATCCACTGGTGGCGCATCCGGAGCACATGGAACCGGAACATATACCTATGAACAATTGGAAGAGATTGCAAGTTCACGAGCGAAAAAGTCGGAAAGAGCAGCTCTTGCAAATTTCTTCAGAGGTCAGGGAATGACAGAAGACGAGGTAACTCAGGCAATTAGCCAGTTCAAAACAGAGAGAGCTAAAAACCAACCGAACGTAGCGCAGTTACAACAGCAGTTAGCAGAATCTCAGAACAAGGTCCAGCAGATGGAAAATGAAAAATTCTTGTCCAGCAAAGGAGTAAAGGTGGACGATCTGGACTATGTAACTTTTAAAATCTCCAAAATGGTAGATGATAAAACAACATTTGAAAAGGCAGCAGAGAAGTTTTTGAAAGAGAATCCAAGATATGCAGGCGGTAGCTCTTATCGTATCGCAGATTCTTCAGTAGGAAATGCATCCGATGGTTCTGGTGGAAATATGAATGCATCCATCAATGACAGAATCAGAGCTGCTGCAAGAAGATAATGGAGGCATGAAATGAATAGAAAAAGAATGAATTTAAGAATATTTGAAACAGATGTAAACATTATTGATCGTAGCGGAGCAGAGTCACTTATTCCTACGCAGGAAGCAAGCGAGATTATCCAGGGAACAATCGCACAGTCAGCAGTGCTGTCAAGAGGACGTAAGCTTGCAAATATGACGAGTAAGCAGTACAAGATGCCAGTCCTTGATATGCTGCCGATTGCTTACTTTGTAAATGGTGATAATGGCCAGAAGAAGACAACAAAGCAGGCTTGGGACAAGAAGTTTATTACAGCTGAGGAAATTGCTGTTATTGTTCCGATTCCGGAAGCTGTATTGGACGATGTAGAATATGACATTTGGGCAGAAGTAAAGCCAAGAGTAACAGAGGCATTTGGAAAAGTGATTGATGCAGCTGTGCTGTTTGGTGAAAATAAACCTTCTACATGGAGAGAAGATGTAGTTGCGACAGCTACAAAAGCGAATGCAGTTGTGACATTAGGAACGTCAGACAGCCTCTATGACAAAATCATGGCAGAGGATGGAGTGATCGCAAAAGTTGAAGATTGCGGATATTTTGTAAATGGTCACATGGCAGATATCTCTATGAGAGCTAAACTTAGAGGACTGAAAAATACAAATGGTGATCCATTGTTTAAACAGGATTTGCAGGGAACTACACAGTATGCACTTGATGGATCCCCAATGAACTTCCCAAACAACGGTGCGTTTGATAAATCAAAAGCTCTCATGATCTCCGGAGATTTCTCGCAGCTTGTATATTCTATCCGTCAGGATATTACATTTAAGCTGTTCACAGAAGGTGTTGTCCAGAATACGGACGGAACCATCGCATACAATCTTATGCAGAACGATATGGTTGCGCTTCGTGCAGTGATGCGTCTTGGATGGGAAATCCCGAACCCGATCAATTCACTGAAGACAGACAAGACCAAGAGATGTCCGTTTGCAGTTCTGAAATCCGGTGAGTAAGGGAAGGTGATGATCCATGCAGGTCACGTATGGATATTATGCAGACGAATATGGAGGAAGAACCATTCCGGAACAGGACTTTCGAAAAGCCGAAAGGCAGGCGGAAGCCTATATCCGGCATTTGACTTATGTGAAAGGTGATATCTTTGCTGTGGAAAATGACGCGGTAAAAGATGCTGTTTGCGCTGCAGCAGAGGTTTATTACAAATACAATGCACAGCAGCAGTCAGAAACCCCGTTGGTGAAGTCAGAAAATAATGACGGATACAGTGTCACTTATGTTACAGAGCAGACGGATGGAAAGACAGCAGAAGAGATTGTGAAGAAAAAGGTATATGATGCGGTATATCCTTATCTTCTTCCTACTGGATGGCTGTCAAGAAAGGTGGGGATGCGTTGTGATCACAAATATGGATGTGACTGTTTATAACAGGAAATACGATGAGACCACTCGTTTTGATACCTGGTCCCGGACAGTCTTGCACGGCGTTCATGTTTATGTAGATCATAAGGCCGCAGTTTCAGATAACAGTCTGAACAGTGCGGAAGTCTATAAGATCCGTATTCCTGCGGATATTCCAGAAGCAGATCAGTATCTCCCGCCGGAAGAGTATGCCTGTTGTGGAGGCTTCGGAAACTGGACTATACAGAACGGGGATCAGATCGTGCTCGGTGAGTGCTGTCAGGAGATTGAGAAGCCGGCGGATTTGAAAAAGCTGTTCCAGAGGCATTGTAAGGTGACAAGCTGGTCAGATAACCGGTTTGGGACGCTTCCACATTGGAGGGTCGGAGGTGAGTAGATGGCTGGCAAGAAAGCATTTTCAATCAATACGCCACGTGGAAGTATCACCACGGTTACGAATGCAGACGGATCGGTAACGGCAGAACTGAAATGGGCACCTGGCTTTTCAGAGCGAAAAGAGGGTGCTTTTTCCAATGCACAGGCATTTGTAGATTCCGAGTGTCTGCGCTACATGAATCCATTGACACCGAGAAGAACCGGGATGCTGATTAAGTCCGGGACGCTTGGTACAGTGGTTGGTTCTGGTTCCATTGAATATCTTGCTCCGTATGCCCGCCGGCAGTATTATGAGCATAAAACTAAGGCAAGATGGTTTGAAACAATGAAAGCGAGCCATAAAGATGCCATAAGGGAAGGAGCTGAGAAACTTGCCGGACAGTAAACGGAAACCGATTATTGATAGTATCCGGGAGTATGTAAGGACTTATCCAGATATCGATAACCGGAAGATCAATATTGATTATCTTGGTGATGGAATGGAATATTCCATTGATCCAATCGGCGTAGATCCTATCTATAAGAGATATGTGGACGGGAGCTGTCTGAAGCAGTTCCAGTTCGCTCTGACAAGTAAGGAAGCCTACGATGGGGACGCCAGAACCGGTATTGCCAACAGTGGGTTTTATCAGAACTTTGAAGAGTGGACAGAACAGAATAACCTGAATGATATTGTTCCGGAGCTGGACGGGCACGATGCTATCAGGGTAGAAGTGCTGCAGTCCAGCTATTTATTTAGTACAGAGGTCGATCTGGGACGGTATCAGATGATATGCAGATTGATTTATAAGTAAGGAGTGTGAAGAAATGGCAAGTGAAAAAATGTTAGTTGGCAGACATAAGAGAGTGGCTTTTATGGATGCTGACGGATCAGGAAAGACATTTACCAGAATGACGGGATTTACCTCTCTGTCAGATGGAAAGAACTCAATAGAATACAGCCGGCAGTATGTGGATGAGGCGTCTGAAAGAAGTGACGTAGTCGGTTATTCGCCGGCAATCGATTACGAATTTGACCGGTATACCAATGATCCGGTACATGAAAAGATTGCAGCAATTACTGACGATGAGATTCTCGGAACAGAAGCGCAGGTTGATATTGTGGTGGTAGATCTGTTTGAACAGAAGACATCGGAAACAACTTGTACTGCACGAAAGAGAACATGGAGTGTAATTCCGGATACAGAAGGGGACGGTACGGATGCCCTGATTTACAAAGGCAGCTTTAAAGCGGCCGGAGAAATCACAAAGGGTACTGCAACCACCACAGACGGATGGGGGACCTGTACATTCACTGCTGGCGGAGAATAAAGAAGAAATGGGAGAGTGAGCCTATGAGCCTTTGGAAATTTGGAGATTTTGAAGCAGACGTGGATTTCACGGATGCGGATTTTTTAGATGCGATCGATGAAGCGAAAGCAGCAATGCATGAAGCGGAGCAGAATGTTCCGGTAGTCGGAAAAAACAGTGATATCATCCGTGCACAGTGTGCTTGCTTTTATGTGTTCTTCGACACCCTTTTTGGTGAGGGGGCAGGGGAGAGAATCCTTTGCGGAAAGAACAGTATCAAACTGTGCAATGAGGCGTCCGAGTCATTATTGGATTTTGAAACAGCAGAAGCAAAGGCGCTGGACAGCAAATACAATAAGTATATGCCAAACCAGAACATTACGCAGCAGTTTCCTAATCCACAGCCACAGTCAAGCGGAAACCGTCAGCAGAGAAGAAACTACCAGAAACAGTATGGTAAGGGAAAATATTCCAATACCGGAAGGTAGCAGAGCATGAATATTTTATATGAGCAGTTTCCGGAAGAAGTCAAGGTGAACGGGGAGTACTACCCGATCGTGACAGATTTCCGTGAATGGATCCGTTTTACGGAGCTGGTTGAAGACGACTCGGTTCCGTGGCGGATCAAATGTGGACTTCTGTTGCAGTGGTATCTGGATCAGGTTCCGGAAGATATTGAAGCTGCAATTTATGCACTCGGAGATTTCCTGATGTGCAAAAGGATGTACCAGGATGATCCGGAAGATGAAGAGGAAGGGCAGCAGAAAAGTGGGAAGCCGGTATTTTCTTTTTCGGAAGATGCCGGCTGCATTTATGCAGCGTTCCGGGAGGCATATGGAATCGACCTGCAGCAGATTGATTATATGCACTGGTGGGAGTTCCGGAGCTTGTTTGACTGGTTGCCGGATGGTACAGAGATTAAACAACGGATTATGTATCGTTCGATTGATCCTGGAACAATCCGGGACAAGGACGAACGTAAACGGATCAAGAAGATCCAGAGAGCTGTTGCACTGAAAAAGAAACAGCGAAAGCTTGATGATTATGAGATTGGAGATATGTTCTCATGATGGAAATTAAAATACCGACACGGCGTGAGTGGTATCCGTGTCCGTACTGCGGTCAGCATCTGCTTGTTTACGCAGATACTGCAGTGTGCAGCGGACTGTATGTAAAATGTCGCAAATGCCGACGGGAGGTGGAGATAAAAATTAAGAATTAAGCACTTGTGAGCCCCTGAGCCGTGCTATCAGAAAGGATGATAGTATGGCAGATGGATATTTGAATTTTGATACCAAAATCAATGAGAGTGGGTTCAATGAAGGCATAAATAAGCTTGGAAGTCTTGGAAAAAGTGGCTTATCTGTAGTCAGCAAGGCAATGACCGGAGCTGTTGCAGCTGTAGGAACTGGAGCAGCGGCGATTGTAAAGTCTTCCCTTGGTGTAGTCGCTAATATGGAGCAGCAGGTCGGTGGCGTAGAGACACTATTTAAAGATAGTGCCAAGACAGTGATCAGGAACGCAAACAATGCGTTCAAAACAGCACAGCTTTCTGCTAATGATTACATGTCAACGGTTACAAGCTTTTCAGCATCATTACTACAGGGCTTAGGCGGAGATACTGCAAAGGCTGCAGAGATAGCAGATATGGCGATCATTGATATGGCAGACAATGCCAATAAGATGGGTACGAATATGCAGGATATCCAGAATGCCTATCAGGGCTTTGCAAAGCAGAATTACACAATGTTGGATAACCTGAAATTAGGTTATGGAGGTACTCAGTCGGAAATGATCCGACTAATCAATGATTCGGGTATCCTGAATGAAAAAATCAGTGATCTGGACAATGTGACATTTGATCAGATGATTCAGGCTATTCACAAAGTGCAGGAAAATCTTGGAATCACAGGAACTTCAGCGAAAGAAGCATCAACTACGATTGAGGGCTCTGTAAATTCCGCAAAGGCTGCTTGGGAGAACTTTGAAGCCGGAGTGATCAGTGCAAATGATCTTGTAGATACATTCTGGACGGCCGCACAGAATATTTTAAATAATCTTGGTCAGATGATTCCGCGTCTTGGAAAGACAGGAATGGATGTTCTTGAATCATTATCTGGAAAAATCGGAGAAGCTGTGCCGCAGCTAAAAGTTTTTACGGACAGTGTTGGAAATTTGGCAGATAAGTTGCAGAACATGAGCACAGATGAGCTTATGAATCTCGGCAAGACGGTAGCGGTTCTTGCAGGGGCAGCTCCGGCATTTAGTGCACTTGGGAAAAGTGCCGGTACATGTGGCGATATCCTAGGTGGTTTGGGTGAAATCAGTGGAGGCGTTTTAGCAAAGCTGAATAAAATGCCGGGAGATATCAAAAAACTCGGCGGAAAGATGAAAGCTGGAGCCAAGACACTCTCTACAGCAAAAGATGCACTGTTGATTCCCTTTGAAGGAATGGAAGAACAGATTTCCGGGTATGCAAGTATCATTGGAAATGCCTTTGCACCAATCCTGTCATCGGTTGCTGGATTTATCCCATCCTTTATCAGTTTGCTGAATTTTGGAGCAGTTGCAGCCGTTGTTGTTGCCGGTCTAGGATTGATCTACAGTCAGTTTGGAACGCAGATCGACCAGCTCCTTCTTCTTGCGCAGACGAAAGGCCCGGAAATTATTTCCAATCTTGGAAATGGAATTACAGCAGCACTTCCGGGACTGATGGAGCAGGGCGCAATGCTGATTCTGGGATTAATGAATGCAATCACAGCGAATCTGCCGGCACTTATTTCTACGGGCGCAAGTATTATAGCAACACTTGTGAGCAGTTTGGCAGAACAGCTCCCGCAATTGATTCCGGCAGCGGCAAGTATGATTCTGACACTGGTGGAGGCGCTGATCAGCAATCTCCCACAGATTATCTCGTCAGGACTTGATTTAATGATGGGGCTTGCACAGGGGATCGCAAATGCAATCCCGCAGGTGACAGCGAAAGCGCCGGTCATTATTGGAAAACTGGCATCTACGATTATTACGAACCTGCCAAAGATCATACAAACTGGTGTGAAGATCATCACACAGCTTGCAGTGGGACTGGTTCAAGGAATCCCAACTCTGCTTGGTAAGATTCCATTAATGATTGGCCAGATTAAGAATGCATTTACCAGTGTAAACTGGGGAAGTGTTGGCTTCAATATTATTGAAGGAATTGCAAGTGGTATTGCAGGTGCTGTAGGACATCTCATAAGTGCAGCAACTTCAGCGGCAAGTAGTGCATTAGACGCAATTAAGTCAAAACTTGGCATTCATTCACCATCTCGTGTATTTCGGGATCAGGTTGGTAAGATGATGGCACTTGGAATGGGAATCGGATTTGAGAAGAACCTTCCAGTCGGATCCATGAGTGCCGGAGTGCAGAAGGCAGTTCAGAGCTTACAAAGAAGTGTACAGATTACAACATCGGTCAACCCGGATAAGACGGTTGGAGGAATCAACAGTAATCCACTCTATAAGAGTCAGGGATTTGACTACGACAGACTGGAACATATTCAGAGGAAGATAGCGAAAGAAAATGGCAATAAGCCGATTTTCCTTGACACAAAACGGATAGACAGACCATTACCGAAAGGAGCGGTACCACAGGTATGATTGTGTATTATGAAAATGTAAATGGTGAAAAACTGAATCTCTTAAAAGCTCCTTTTAGAACCACGAAAACTGACTGGTTCGATGCGGACTGGTCGGAGTCATCGGAAGGATATGAGAAGACTGTAACGCTTGACGTATTTGGAAAGCGGGAAGAATTTCAGAAAAATATGGAACAATTATATCGGATCATTGCGGTTGATGCAGAAAGTGATTCCTATGGCAGATTATATGTAAATGGAGCTTATTTACGATGCAGGATATTAAAATCGGCAAAGGAAGGATGGAAAGGTTACGTCTATTCCGAGGTGGGACTTACCTTTCAGGCACCGGAGCTTGTGTGGGTGGTAGAAACTGGAAAACAATTCTTTCCACAGCCCGAAGAAGAGGCAGCTGCAGGTATTGATTTTCCGTATAATCATCCGTTCGACTTTGCAGGAGTGAAGCGCGGGACCGCTGTGTGGGAAGTAGAGCATATTATTCCGAGTGATTTCCAGATGATTATCTACGGACCATGCGTGAATCCAAGAATCTTAATCAATGATTATCCTTATGAGGTATTTGTGACACTGGAACGAAATGAATATCTTGTGATCGACAGCAGATCTTGTAAGGTTATGAGATATTTATCAAATGGAACTGTGCAGAATGCATTTAATGAGAGAGCGCTGGAACATAGCATATTTGAGAAAATTCCTTCCGGGCTTTTAAATATCAACTGGTCGGGAGACTTTGGTTTTGATTTGACCTTATTTTTGAACAGGAGGGAGCCGCCGTGGTAACACTGGCAGATAAGAATCTACATGAGATTGGATATGTGAAAGATGCTAATTTTACTGCAGATGTGAATGGAGAGTACGAGTTTTCAGTTCAGATCGCAAGATCAAACTGGTATCCGGAATTGAACTTTTCCAGTTATATATACATTGTTGGTACAGAATATGGTGGAATTATCGGTGAGATCCTGACGGATACCACACTTGATTATGTGGAAGTGAAAGGGATCACCTGGCGTGGATTTTTGCAGTACAAAGTGATTGAGCCGCCGGCAGGATCTGATTACAAGAAAGTAACAGGGGAAATACATCAGGTTATGAAAGCATTGATTGAACCGGAGTTTAGTGGCTTGTATGTAGTGTCTTCCAAGAATACAGAAATCACGGTCAGTAATTATCTGTTTGACCGCTACTGTACCTTGCTTGCAGGGATTAGCAAGATGCTGAAAAGCAAAGAGTATAGGTTGAACATCCGGTTCCTTCGGGAGCAGGGAGAACCGGGATATCTGCTGATAGAAGCAGTTCCTGTTGTAGATTATTCAAAAAAACTGGAACTGTCGAAAGACATGCAGCTGAATTATACAATGGATGATAAGCGGAATGGAGTGAATCATCTGATCGTAGCAGGAAAGGGAGAACTTCAGGAAAGAAATGTATTCCATCTGTATGTACAGAAAAACGGTAGTATTGGAAAAGAAAAATATTATACTGGGCTGGATGAAATCACGGAGGTGTACGAAAATACATCAACGGAGACGGATGAACTTGAGAAAAATGCAATTGAACGACTTCAGGACCGAATGAATAAGAAGACATTCAAAATGGATGTTGCAAGTCTTGGACTTCAGGTCGGTATTGGAGATATCGTAGGAGGCAGAGATTACCTGACCGGGATGTATATGTCAAAGCCTGTAAAGAACATCATCTATGAAATCACAAATGATGTAGAATCAATTACTTATAAATTGGAAGGAGAAGATGAAGAATGAAAATTGTATCTGGAAGAACCGGATCACCCCATGTGACTTCGCAGCAGTTCCGGCAGATGCTGGAAGGAATACTGGGACAGGACAGTTATATTCTCACGAGCGGAGAAAATTTAAAGCCGGAATTGAGTTCCAATAATCTGCTCAAGATCCGGAGCGGGATGATGTGCCATCATGGATGTATTTCCTGTGTGGAAATCGGAACTTATGATGAGGTCACTCTGACGAATGGATCACATGGAATGCAGAGAATTGACCTCGTGGTAAACCGGTATACCAGGAATGCGGAGACAGAGGTTGAAAAATGCGAATGGAAGGTGATCACCGGGACAGCAAAGGCGAGCAGCCCAGCAGTTCCGACATATACGAAGAGCAATCTTCAGGAGGGAGATCTTGTAGATGAGTGTCCGGTATTTGAAATTCACTACAATGGAATCAATGTTACGGAGGTGAAGAGCCTGTTGAGTGTAGTGGGATCACTTGCTGAATTAAATGGCAAATCATATGAGCTGATCAAAGTCAGTGATAACAGATATGTGAAGAAATACGCAGACGGACGCTTTGAAGCATATGGTCATATAGCAATCAAGGATCTTGTATTTGCAAATCAGATTGGATCAAGCGGTGTTTATTACGCTCAATATCAGAATTTAAATATTGGGATTACTGCTAAAACCATTTCATCTGTACAACACACGGCAAATAACTCTGGTGTTGTATGGACTGGCAATGCATCTGTGTCTGGAATCGCCATGAAAGGAACTATCTTGCAATATGGTAATACTTCCAGAGCAACAGATTTAAACTATGATGTTAAGGGAACCTGGAAATAACTCACAATTCTTATTTCTAAGGAATTGGCAGTGGTTTTGGATTCACATCCGGCGCAGGTCGGGTGTCTTTGTTATGCGCTTTTATATATGCAACATAGAAACATGATTCAGAGAAAGGAAAAGATATGAAAATTATATTCAACGATGGTCAGGAGCTGACAGTGCAGGATGTATCCATTCAGGCTGATGGTGGTCTTCTGGTCAAAACAATCTCAGCAACAGAGGATGAGATCAAAGCAATTTTTTCAGACTCCATGACAACAAAGAAGATGACAGTCCGTGAGCGTGGATCAGAGCTTGCATGCTATGAAAATTATACGAAGTTTGATGCTGTTGTGAAGTATACAGCGGGCATTCTTGGAATTGTCATGTACCAGGAAGAGCAGGCACCGGAAGACCGAATCAAGGCACTTGAGAAAGAAAAGGCAGACATGAAGGAGAAGATTGACCAGTTAGAGGGCTGTCTTCTGGAAATGTCTGAGCTGGTATATCAGTAATGGTAACTCTATTAACCAATTTATTCATAATGCTACAAAACAACGGAGGTAAAGAAATGATGGCAATGTTATGGGCACAGCAGATTATGTTGGGAAAGAAAACGTATGAACAGGTTCCAAGACTTTTGAAAGATAAGGTAAAAGAGATCCTGGAAGATTCCGGAATGGGCGAACTTGTTACAGATGAGACACAGGAGTAGAGGTGAAAACAGATGGCAGTAAAAACAGCACAGTATATATTTAATGGTCAGACGATTAATCTGACATACAATTCAACATCAGGAAAATGGGAAGCGACGGTAACTGCACCAAGTAAATCCAGTTATAGCCAGACGGACCACGTTCTGGGCGGTACGGTAAAGGCTACAGATGTGGCAGGAAATACAACGACCGTTGATCAGAGCCATGCAACACTTGGTTCCTCTCTGAAGATCAGAGTCAAAGAGAAGGTAGCTCCGGTAATCAGTATCACTGCACCGACAGCCGATTCTTATATTACAAACGCAACACCGACCATCAAGTTTACGGTAACAGATGCAGATTCTGGTGTAAATTCCGGTACAATCGCAATGAAGCTGGATGGTACAGCCGTTACAGTTACAAAGACAGCAATCACAGGTGGATATGAATGCAGCTATAAACCGACTACCGCACTGAAAGATGGAAGTCACACAATTTCTGTGACAGCATCAGATAATGATGGAAATGCAGCTTCAGCGAAGACAGCAACCTTTACAGTGGATACAGTACCGCCGACTCTGACGATTACAGCACCGGCAGAAGGTCTTGTGACAAATAAGACAACTATTACTGTTACAGGTAAGACAGACGATGCAACATCTAAGCCGGTTACAGTTACTGTAAATGGTGCAGCGGCTACAGTTGGGACAGATGGATTCTTTAGCAAGGATGTAACGCTGACCAATGGTGCAAACAAGATTACGATCATTGCCAAGGACAAAGCAGGTAAGACTACAACGATCACGAGAAATGTAACGCTTGATACAGCCGCTCCGGTGATCAAGTCTATCACCCTGACTCCGAATCCGGTTGATTGTGGTAAGACCTTTGTGATTGCTGTAGAGATTACGGACTAGGAGGTTCTGTTATGGTTGTGAAGGCAACCGGCAAGGTAGACGGGAAAGAGGTTATCTTTGAACGGGCAGAAGGGGATCTGTGGAAAGTCACGATCCCCTATGATCTTGATGGGATGTATGTGGTAGAAGTGACTGCAGAAGACGAGGCGGGTAATATAGCATTTTGCACGAAGTTACTGTTAATCGTGGATCCAGCTACTCTATGCATCCATCTCATACCATATGAGTATACCGTGGAAGTAGTTCAGGAAGAATTTTGTGTGGATGTGGTTCATCCGTGTCATGGGAGGTGCTGTTGTGAATAGAGTAAGATTTATCCAGGGTGAGGACAAACATGTCAAACTGCTGGTAAGAAGTCCGAATAATGAACCATTTACCATTCTGGCAGCATCTTACAGTCTGTCACGGTTTGGAGAAGTTGAATCTCATGGAGAATGTGAGATCAATGGTCATTATCTGGATATTAAAATTGCACCAGTGCAAAAGGCGAAGTCTTATATACTGGAAGTTACTTATGTGGTTGCTGATTCAACGAGGAAAGTAAGGATAGAAGTAGAGGTGGTATGATGCTGACAATCACGGAAATCAAATTGAGCAAAAATCCTGTCGGGACAGGGGAAAAGTTTACCATATCTGTGCAGATTCAGGAGACAGCAGATTATCCGTATGACTATCCTTATGATTTCCCGGTATCCTGCACGGTCACAGCGAAACCGAAAGAAACATAAAAATGATTTTCAGAGGGACTGAATATTGTATCATCAAATTACCCTGAGCTGTTTAAATAAGAAGAAACTCGTTTGAATTAACTGACAACCGTGATATACAGGTGGTACACAAAAACACCGAAAACCCCGGAGTTTATGCGGCTCATGGAGGTATTGCTATGGCAGCAGGAGCTATCATTATAACGTTATTGGAGTTGATTGTCGGAACTATTGTAAATATCATATTGGGATGGAATGTATGGGACTACAGCAATCTTCCAGGAAATCTGCTTGGACAGATTTGTCCGCAATTTACGGTATTGTGGTTCTTCCTGTCGGCTGTAGCCGTCTATCTAGATGATTGGATAAGATACTTGCTGTGGGGAGAAAAACGGCCAAAATATAAATTTTAGAAAGGAAGGATTGAAATGATGGATAAGATTATCACATTGCTGTCAAGCAATTCATTTGTAAAAATTTTGCTGATAGCGGTTGCTCTAGATACGATACTTGGTGTACTCAGAGCGATTAAAGAACACAAATTCAACAGCTGCGTAGGAATCGACGGAGCAATTCGGAAAGCAGGAATGCTCCTGTCAGTAGGATTCCTTATGGCAACGGACGTGATTATGCATATTAATGTATTAGGCATGGTACCTGAGAAATATGTACAGATTCTTGGAATTGATAAGATGGGAATCTGCGAATTCTTCAGTCTACTATTCATATTGTACGAACTGGTTAGCATCCTCAAGAATATGACATTATGCGGACTTCCAGTACCAACCAAAATCAAGAAATGGATTCAGAAATTCCTCGATGATATGACAGAAGAGCTTCCGAAAGAAGCAGCCAAGGAATTGCACCAGTGCAAGAAAGGAGAAGAATCATGACAGAACAGACAATTAAAGAAACAATTAAGAGTTTCGCTTACGGACTTTCAGCAAAGGAAATCTCCGATAACGAAGGAACATCACTTGAAGTTATGGAGAAGTTCGCAGAGGAACACGCTGCGGAGATTGAGCAGAAGAAAGCAGAATTGAAGGAAGGTGGATGGTATGAGTAATCTGATTATTGACGTATCTTATCATAATGGAGTCATCAACTGGGAAAAGGTAAAAGCATCTGGTTGTGCCGGAGCTATTCTCCGCTGTGGATATGGAGATGATATCGCATCACAGGACGATAAGCAGTGGATTCGCAACCTTGCAGAGTGCGAAAGACTTGGAATTCCGGTAGGAGTCTATCTGTACAGCTACGCTACTTGTGACAGACAGGCGCAGAGCGAACTTGATCACATCTTGAGATTGATTAAAGGGCATACATTCCAGTTACCAATTTTCATTGATGTAGAAGAGCCGGGAACACAGAACTATGCTCCTAGATGCTGTGAAATCGTCTGCGAAGGACTTAAGGCGAATGGATATATTCCGGGAATCTACGCTTCACTGAGTTGGTTTAGCAACCATCTTGGAAGTGTACGTGGCAAGTATATTGAATGGATGGCAAGATACAAGAATCTTCCGGAAGATACATACAAGGGACAGTACGCAATTTGGCAGTATTCCTCAGATGGTTATGTAGATGGAGTCAGCGGAAGAGTAGATGTGAACCATTGCTACATGGAGTTTGGTGGAACTGTTCAGCCTGTTACACCGTCAGCACCTTCTAAGCCAGCAGAGAAGAAAGACTTAGGACAGGTCGATATTACATATCAGGCTTTCACGGATAGATGGTGGCCACCAGTAGTGAACAAGATTGATTGGGCTGGAAAAGGTGATAATGTTCCAATCAAGTGGCTTGCGATCAAAGTTAGCAAGGGAAGTATCCGTTGTCGAGTATACACAAGAAAGAGTGGTTGGCTTCCGTATCTTACATTCGGCAATAGCTATGATCTGAATGATAAAAAGAACGGAATCCTCGGAGATGGTTCAGAGATTCTTGCTATTGAGCTGTACTACATCACACCGGATGGATATAAGTACAAGATGGTTCATTACAGAGTTTCTGTTAGAGATAACTCTAACTTCTACGGTGAGCAGATCGACACGTTAAAAACCAACGGTGCAGACGGTTATGCGGGGGACAAGAAGAGATTCGTGGATAAGTTCCAGGCTTGGATTGAGTAG